TCCGTTCTCGTCCACCTCGACGTGCGTCGCCGGGTCATATCCGCCGTTGACGACGGGGAACCACCGGGAGTGGTACTGGCGGTCGGCGAGGCTCCCGTGGTGCAGGTGCATCGCGTCACCGGGCAGGCAGGCGATCTCGCCTTTCACCTTCGCGTACGCCACCTCGCTCCACTCGCGGAAATGCCGTGCCATCGGCTCGTTCATCATCCGCAGGCACCGCTTCACTTGGTGGTTCGTCCATCCCTCGACCATCATCGAATCGCCGCTGCCGACGATGTGGCGATCGTAGAGCGGCCAGATATCGCGTCGTGCCGCCCACGCGCCGCCTGGGCAGCAGTTCTGTTCGCTGAGATACCTTTCGCAGCGATGTCCGACGCAGAGCTTCTTGCTCTCGATCTGCCCGTCAGGCCCTGCACAGTGCCACTCGTTCCACATCTGCACCACCGGCCACTCTTCGAGCGTGCGGCACAGCCGCTCGGGCCATTGGTGATCGAGGAAGATCATGTCGGCGTCGATCCACGCGATCTTGTCGAACCGATCCGGCAGGCGTTCGACCGCGAGGTTGATGAGGCGCTCTTTCTGCCACAGGACGTTTCGGTCGCCGCCTCGGACTTGGAGCCACGCGTCGTCGCACGTGAACGCTTGCCCTTCGTAGGCGAGCTCCACATTGAACGTCGGCACGCCCCACCACTTCATCTCGTGGAGAAAGCGCAGGTAGTTCCTCCGCAGCGACTTCCATCCGGCAGGATTCCAGAACACGCAGACGACGGCGAGCTCGCCGGGCAGCGGCACCCGCTCGCGTCGCTCGCGCTGCGGCTCTTCGCGACGCAGGATCGACGACAGGACGACCATATCACTCGCCCGCCGCGACGACGCCCTGCTCGATGCCCACCTTCGCGACGTAGTTCATCAGCGCCCCAACCGCCGCCGCGAGGTCCGCGTCGGCCTCCGCTCCCGCGAGCAGGTCGCGAACGTGCAGCCGCACCGGCTCTGCGGGTGCCTCCTCCACGCCGTCTTCGGTGGTGCGGAAACGCACCAGCGTCACGCGGGCCTCGGCTTCGCCGCCGACTGACTGTGCGGAGATGACGATCTCGCGGACCCACAGTTTGTCGTACGTGGCACTAATCGACAGCGGCTCGCTTGCGTACAGCGTGGGGATGTCAGCCATTGATCCTCTCCTCTAGTGCGGCGATGCGTGCGTTTGACTCTTGCAGTGCCTTGATCAACACCGGCACAAGTTTCTCGTATGCGAGTCCGAGATGGTCACCGCACTGTGCAACCACGCTATCGGCGTAGTCGGTGCCTGCGAGCGCCGCCTGCGTCTCTTGTGCGATGAGTCCAACCTGACGCTCGGTGGCGAAGTTGCGGTCGGCCTGCGGTATGAAGTCGAACGCGACGGGCCGCAGCGATTCGATGACGCTGGTGGCGTCGGTCAGTGATTCGACGTTGGTCTTGAAGCGGGCGTCGGACGTGGCGATGGTGGCATTGGTGGCGTAAATCTGGGAGTTGACTTGGAGGAGGTAGGCACCGTTGTCGCTGGTGGTGCCGATGAGCATTTCGCGGTTCTGAGTAATGCGCATCGACTCAGACCATGTCGCAGAGTTGGCGCGGTTGCCAAAGATAAGCGCTCCGTCGTCTGCGCCGAGAATCTTGACGCCGTAGCCGCTTCCGAAAACGCTCGCCTTGAACTCAATCCCGCCGATTGATGCCAGAGTCGTCAGGCTGCTCTCGTTGATTTGCAGCGTGCCTTCATACGTGGCACGCGCAGACGAAATGTTAGAAGACCCGCCGGCAACCATCAGCCGCGTGTTTGCTGAGTTGGCTTCCCCGATGGTGACGTTGCCAGCCGACGACACCCGCATCCGCTCTGAATTGTTTGTAGTAATGAGCAGCGGGTAATTGTTTCGCGTGCCGACGTACCCCAGACCGGAGCCAGAGTACATTTGCACAGTCGCGCCAGTTCCGCTCGTTTGTCCCTGCACAAACACTGCCGCATCGGCAGATGCACGCTGTATGTCAAGTGTGGTGCCCGGCGAAGCCCCAATCCCCACATTCCCCGACGCATCCACCCGCACCCGCTCCGCACCACCAGCGGTGGAGATGGTGAATATGTCGGCCCCGTCGCTGCCGATGAACGGACCGTTGCCGGTGGCACCCTTGTTGAGTTGCACGCCGAACTTCTCGTCGGCGGCGAAAAACTGGACGCGACCACCACTTCCAATCCGCACGCGCTCGGTGCCATTTGTCACCCACGCCGCTACGTCTGCCGACGGGAAATACAGCCCCGTATTTGGATCGCCGCTCGGTGCCACGCTGCACGCTGACACGCTGCCTGCGGCGACGAGTACCTGCGACTCAAACGTGACGACGCCCGTCGCCCGTGCGATGGAGATCGGGGTGCCGAGAAACACGCCAGAGTCCGACCATCGCGTGACCCAAAATGTAGAGCCGACGTTGCTGCCGCTCTCCGCGTCGAATCCTGGCCCAACCTCCCAGCGAGTGCTGCCGGATGTCTGCATACGCAGTTGACGGACGTTGCCCGCGACTGTTCCAGTGACGACGAGCGGAGATGTAACGGTGACGGTGCCAGAGAAACTGCACGTAGCCGCCGTGAGCGTGCCGGTAAAGGTGGGGCTGGCCGTCGGCTGCACCGAGAGCGTGGTGCGCGCCGTCGCGGCCGACACCGCAGTGAGCACGCCGCTCGTCGTGGTGACCACGAATTGATCCGCCGTCGATCCGATCGCCCCGGCGTTGGTGATGTTGCCGTGGGCATGGCTCGTCGGCGTGCGGGCATCACTCAACCTGCTGTCGTCGCCTCGACAGGCTGAGGTGCTGTTGGTCCCGTACGTCACGCTCACCGTGCCCGACGACACGCCAAGCCCCGTGCCGACGATCACCGCACCGGCGGCACCCGTCGTCGCGAGAGGCAGGCGGGCGGCGTCCAGCGTGCCGGAGGTGATGTCCGACGCTGCGTGACTGTGCGACGCGAGTGCATATGACTGGAAAGTGAACGACGTGATGACGTTCGAGGCGTTCTTCCAGAACATCTTGCCATCGGCGTAGTTGATCGCGATCTCGCCGTGCTCAAGCGCCGACGGCGTTGCCGACGCGGTGCCGCTGCGGCGAATCTTGACTGTTGTGGGCATCGTCAGAAGGTGCCCCCGTCGATGCTCGTCGCCCAGGCGATCGTGTCGCTCGATGCCGTGTAGGCGAGGAGTCCATCGTTCGTACCGCCGCCGTCAAGCGCGGTGTACGTGTTCGCCGTGTTCGCCACGAGCACTGAGCCCTGCGGTGCAGACGTGAGCCCGGTTCCGCCGTAGGCGACGCCGACGGCTGTGCCCTGCCAGACACCGGTGGCGATCGTGCCGACGCTCGTGAGCGAAGACGACACGACCGTGGAACCCAGAGTCGTCTTGCTCAGCACTGACACGGCGTCGATGCGGTAGGCGTAGCCCGAGGTGAGTTCGATGTTCTGGTTGTAGGTCCACGAGTCGGTGGAGTTCGTCCAGAGAATCGTCTTGTCGGTCGATCCCTTGAGCGTGATGCCGCCACCGTCGGCGGTCGTGTCAGTCGGCGAGTAGACCGACCCGAGCTCGATGTTCTTGTCATCCACGGTCACTGTCGTCGAGTTGACCGTTGTGACCGTGCCGTTGACCGTGAGGTTGCCGGTCACCGTCAGATCGCCGCCGACCGTCGCGTTGCCGCTGGTCGTGATCGTCGTCGCTGCGATCTGCCCGGACGAGCCGTAGATCACTGCCTTCGAGTTCACCACCGTGTTCGCGATCGAGCCGTCTACGAGGTTCAGTTCGGCGGCCGAGGACGTGACGGTCGTGCTGCCGACTTGGAACGTGCCCGTGACGTTGACCGTGCCCGAGAACGTGTACGTGCCGGTCGGCGTCGCCGAGCCCGTCATCGGGATATAGACGGTTGACAGTGACGGGATGTCGCCAGCGACAAGAGCACGGAACGTCGGTGCCGCTGCGGCTCCGCTCGTCGGGCCAGCGAGGACCGTGTTCGCCGTGCGAACCTCGGTGATCGAGACGAACGCGCCCGATCCACCGATGGCGATCACGCTCGTGGCCGAGCCGCCAGCGCCGCCGGTGCCCGTGCCATAGTAAAGTATCGAGCTGTTTTCATTGAACGCGAGCTCCGCGTTAGCGAGCGACGACGGCGCTCCCGCACCACCGGACGACGCGCGCCTTTTGATTCTGATCGTGTTGGGCATCTCAGTGTCCTTTCACCCTCTAGAAATTTCCGCCGTCGGTCAGGTTCACCTCGGCATAGTCACTCCACCGCGAAGTCGAGCCGTTGTATCGAAGCACGTCCCCATCGGCGGCCGACGTGATCTGCACATCCGTGAGCCCGGCGAGCGTCGATGAGCCGACATCGCCGCCAGCGCCCGCCGGTCCCTGCGGACCGATGCCCGCGAGCACGGTCGCCGAGATTGCCACGGGCGACACTGCGACGCTCGCGCCGCTTTCGGTCACGCTTGCCGTGATCGGTGATCCCGAGACGCTCGCCGTGATGCTCACCGCGTCACCTCCAGTACGCCGGATAGTGCGGTGCGAGTGACCGCGCCTGGCGCGATCCACCGCAACGACCAAGCATAGGAACCCGATGCAAGCGCGGAGGTCTCGTTCTCTTGGAGCGAGATCGACACCGTGCCCGCAGTCGCCGAGACAACCGAGCAGGTAAAGTCGTCCACGCTGGTGCCGTCCACGAGCGACGTGATGCCCGCCGTGACCGTGTATCCGGTCAGGCTGAACGCCGCCGTGCCCTGCGAGAGCGTGACGGTCGC